GGGATTTGAGCAATTTTTGCAGATTATTGTGTGGGTTTTCATTATGTGTTTTGAAACATTCTATAATATTATTTATATCATAAGTTGTTTCAAAACACAATACTCGTGGATGGATTTGAACCATCTCAAAGCCGCTAATCTGGCGGAAAAGGTTTATAAAACCTCTCTGACTACCAAGTCTCACGAGTAAGTAATTAACTACTGTGCTTCGTTATTTTCATCAGTATACATTGATATAGAATCCATAGCGGCATGATATTGATCCCTGCAGATTAATACTGCTGCTTCGCCGTCATCTCCAACAATTCCGATAGTTTCACCATGTTCAACACGTTCTACTATTTCATCAAAACGTTCTTGATACTCTTTGATTGAAAATACGTCCATTTCTATCCATCTGAGTTAGTTTGGCGGTTTCTTTCCTCTTTAGAAACCTTGAAGTACATACTGTAGTACCTTTTCCTCATTTTGTCAAGCACATTCATGTCTTCTTCAAATCCCATGTATTTGAGATGTTGATAAGTACCTTCCATCTCACTTATGAGTAGAAGAAGATGTGTGCCTGTGACAGGTCTTCCACCAAATTCATAGTAATTACTCATAATGGAGGTAAAACCGAGATTTCATCTAATTCTATCGGAAAAAGTAAGGGGTGAAGTTCCTCCATCATAAGGTATTCGCTGTTCTTTGTCAAGTGCTCAATGTTCAATGTTGGTTCTGCTTCAGCACATGCTTTTGCGTAATGGTCCTCTCGTTCTGTTTCCGTTATGTCATCATAGACAAATGGCATTCCATTTAAAAAATAAACGAGAACAATTCCCACACCATTGACATATCTGTAATCGCACCTAACTTGAAACATTTTATCCTACATTACCATGTTCTGCTTCTGAGAGACTTTTACAGTACTCACAGCATGATTGTGTAGGTCCTATAACGTATGCATTGATATAATCTATAAGATCCTTTGCACTTTTAGAAGAATTTTCTAAAGAAAACAAAAGATCATTTAATTCAAAATCAAACATTGTCGTGTGTTTCATGTGAACTTTCTAAGGATACCACAAATTTATGTCCGTGTCAACCCCAATACTAGTTGAGGTAGACACCTGTAATACAGTCTATGTCCAGGGCAGGACCACCAGCAAAGAAGTTTGATGCACCGAACAATGCATTCATACTAATTCCACCTAAAGCACAATTGACCGTAAATGCTGGTTTTAATGGTCCAAAACCGACACCTGCTATCTGGAAATCAACAGAATCTCCAACAGCATAGTTAACGTTTTGTCCCACGTTAACTTCAAAATTACCAAGAGTATTGAAACTAATTGTACCCGCTGCAGGTAAAAGTTGATTAACCGTAAATGCTCCAAACAAATCATACCTTACTTCACCACCAACACCAACACTAGTGGTCAATTTTTGACCATCAGTCTTCATCTCATTCACTTCTAATTGAAACGTACCTTGTGACAAGATACCAACATCAGGAGAAACTATATTAGTTTTATTACCTACTGTTAAAAAATAACTCCCATCAACTTTATCATATCTATCACCTTTGGTGTGTAGATGGGTATCACCTTCTATCAAAAAATGAGCATTACCGACAATATTAATATCAAACCGGTTACTTCTATCTTTCTGTTGTGTATCTACAAGTGCTCCGGTTTTTATCTCAACATTTTTTGCAGCAATGATATTAACATTATTTGTAGGAGAATGAATTTGAATATCTCCATTAGGCATCATTTTAAAATAAGATCCAGTAGGACCATGCCTGAGATTAATAGTCTCTTTTCCTAAAGTATCATCCAACTCCCAAACATGACCAGAACTAGTTACGGTCTTCTTATCACGGGGATAAGTGGGTTTATTTGGATCTGTGAATTCACCTATCGCCTCTTGCGTAGCAGAGTCTAGTTTTGATAAATCTTTTCTCATAATTAATCTCCTGGATGTCCAACACAATCAATAATAGTTTTAAATTCGTTATAGTTGCTTAGAAATTTACTTGCATCTTTTCTTGGAAAAAATTCAAGCACTGGAATAATTTCTGCCTTTCTTTGATTACCTAAATTACCACCTCCACATGAAATGTATATTATTGGAGGAACAGTAAATCCAAATCCCTCCTTTTCAACCTCTACTCCAGTTAAGAATCCATTAGAAAAAATTGGTTTCAACTCTGGTAATACTACATCATTTTCCTCTCCAGGTCCAGGTTCAACCACAATAATACAATTTTCACTGTAACCAAATCCTGTGCTCTTTACAAATGGTGGACATTTTTTTAGAATAGCACCTAACCAAAATGGGTTTTCACTGTAGATCACATTTATTTTAGCATAGTTTGGACTTCCATCCTCTAATGTGCTTACAAAGTTAGCGGTAGACACTGACTTATCAAAATAGGGATATCCCCCACCACCTTTAGTAATAACAATACAATGAACTCCTCCTTTATCATTTAATATAGTTTCACCCTCAGCACCACTGCCCCAATCATTATTAGGAGATATAGTAATGTCTGGTGGATTTATTAAATCAGATCCTGGATTTGTAACTTTTCCACCAATAATTACTCCTTTTCTATTAATTACTGGTATGCCTCTTGGAGTTGGATCATTGCTCCCCGGACCACTATTTACTCCATCATAGTCTGTTGGGGGATACGGATCATCGTTTACAAGATCATTAATAGTAAAATCATCAACATCAACTCCTGGTCCTGAACCTCCAGAACCTAATCCTGAACCAGAAGAACCCCCAGAACCATCGGAACCTGATCCTCCAGATCCTCCAGAACCTCCAGAACCTCCTGAACCTGATCCACCTGATCCTCCACTCCCACTTAAACTAAGTGGATTATTATTAAATTTAAATCTATTCAACTCAGTTTGCAATCCTGTAAAGAATAAATTTGGAATCATAGGGAATTTAAATTCTGTTGCTCTGCTGCAATCTAAAGATCCTCTAACAATATTACCACTACTATCTCTTATTTCAATATCTTGAAGTGAACTTAAGAAAGAGTCTGAACCATACAATCCTACATTTAAATCATTTGGTAAGTCACCAAACGTCTCAAGTCTATCAAAGAAAGTATCAATAGCATTATCGGGTTTTGGTCCTACACCAAGTTGAACTTCAGTAATTCCAAGAGTGCATGCTAAATCTCCATCACAAAATTGAGCAATTAAATTACCAATTTTAGCAATAAATGCTCCTCCAAAATTACCAAGTTCAGAAATTCCAGAGGTAATCGCAGAAATTGCTTGAAGACCACTTTGAATACCATTTTGAATTTCTGATGTAATTCCCTTTAGGATATTACTAACTTGACAAAAGGCAGTGTTGAGAACATCATCTAATAAAGTAGTTATAATGTCTAAAATAAGATTGGATACTTTATCTAATAGTGTCTGGAATAAACATTTAATTGCTTCAAAAATAACATCAAATACTTTACCTGCAACAGTAACTGCTGCACCTCTACCTGTAGGTGTTTGAATTGTTGCAATAAGTGCTGCAAATGCTTTCTGAATATACTTTTTTACTTCAGAAACAACTAATGCTTTTATATCCCCAAGAAGTCCATTGACAGTATTTAATAATCGACCAACATATGAATAAACAATATTAATAGATTTTGTAATATTACCTGTCAATTTATCAACAAAAAGGTCACCAATCCTATCATTTCTTGAAACGAATTTAAACAAATCTTGAAGTATTCTGGCAATTTCATTTTCTGGTCTATTTCCACATTTACCATTAGCAACACCGACAACTACTTTCTCGTTATCCAATTGTGCCAGGTCATCATTAGAGTATTCACTCCTGGGACCTCCCCCTCTACCTGAAACCCCAATTCCTGTAGGATTTTCAGGACCACCAGATACTGTACCAGAATTGCTTTTTAAATTTTCAATATTTGGATTATTATTATTTGTACCTCCAATACTTTCAATCCTATCTTCAAAAGTTTGATTCTTATCAGTAATTCCAATAGAACCTAAAACTAATGGTTGCTGGGCACTTTCTCCGTCAAGAAATGTACCAATAACCCACACACCATTCTCTAAACCATGAACAGTACCTTTATTTTTTCTATTGACTGTTATAGTATTGGGCATCATAATAGTTGCCCAAGGAAGGTCTCTGGAAGGTAATCTAGACCTACTCCTTGTATGATAACCCATGATTCTAACCTTCACTCGATTAGATTCATCTGGATCTGGAAAAGGTTCTCCAGTGTCAATTAACTCATATCCATCACCTTCTACTTGACCTGCCCACAGACGATTACCCTGTGCTCCAAACCAATAATTAGATTCTAATGTAGGTGCTGCTCCTCCCATAACCTATTCAGTCCTCGTAAATTCTACACTCATCTGCGTCTGGATGGGTATCACAGTATATTTCGAGAGGAGTTGGATCATGATGATCACCACTTTCTATATCTTCTTTGTGATTTTTAGCGTATTCTTCGAGGTCATGAAGTTCGCTTTCAATGTGACGACGTTGCTGTGGAGACGTTGTAGGATTCCCTAAAATTTCTTTGTCTTTAGCAATATGTTTTTCTATGCTTTCCATTTTTAGATACCGAATGAATCTCTTACCAGTGTAAAGTATGTTTTGTACTTCTCTTCACCTTTTTTATATAGGTGTATAAGATCAGAAACAATGTAGCGTCCTGAATGGGATGGATCAATATCTCCACTACTGTCAACAAAATTTATGATGACTGGATCTCCTACATTAACACCCATATTACCTATGGTTGCTGTTGCTGTCAATACCTGATTATAGAAAAGTCCTAATCTCGACACAGACTGTGAAACTGAATTAACAAATCCAGATGGATCATCTTCTGTTTCAGTTTCTCCATCGCTAAATGCAAATAAATCACTAGTGTATGTCACAAACATATTTCTAGTTCCATATGGAAATTCTATTGCAGGATCATCATCACCAATATTCCGGGTGCTTAGGTCTTCACCACTATTAAGATCTCTTTGAAGTGGTAATGAATTGATAGTTGTTAATTCAGCATTACCACTAACCTTTTTCCATGAATTATAGTATTCAGAAAGAGAATATTGTTTTGTTGTTACTGTGCAGTTATTAATATCAAAAAATTCAATCTGACCTGAATAAAATCCTCTATCAAAGTTATTTACCATATCTATATTCTGAATAAATTCAACTTGCTGCAATGATTGGATTTCTTGAATACCTCCAGGAGTTGTTGCTATAGTATACTCAGCACTATTACCAGTGGTATCAGCAATTTCATCTATGGATCTAAAATTATAACTGTTATATGTTTCATAAAATAAATACCCAGCACTAGTATACTTACCTCTACTAGGATCACCAAAATACTTATTTCTCAACCATACTAATACATCCAATGGTCTTGAATTTGGTGGAATGAATGTTATTTTGTTTGAACTGGGAGTTACGAAAATCCTTTCCTTTTTACTATTCAGTTCGTTTCTTATAATATCTCCAACTATTGATTCAGAATCAATTTTTTTATACTTTTTACATACTCTTTTTTGCATAGAAACAATAGCATCACCCCTACATAATTCAATAACAACAGTCTTCACATTATCAATAACTTTCTTGTTATGAATTCTATATGCGTACAGTGGACCATTATCTGATCCCCCAGTAAATTCATATTTCACTCCTCTGAGAGTATCACTAAACTCTAAATCGAATCTTTCCATTCCCTGTAATAGGTCAGTAAGTCCAGAAGTTGTATCCCCAATCACTAGAGTTACTGATAAAAACTTAGCAAGAAGTCCTTCTCTATATTCTAGTTGCCCAATTTGTTGAGGTGAAACTGCAATAGAACCTCCATTATTTAAGGTTACTGTTAGTTTATCAATACTAAAATTATTAGTTAAGAATGGTTGAGTTGAGCTTGTCATTTATTATGAGAATGGTTGTTGGGGTGCGGCAGATCCTACAGGTCTGGATCCTAAATCATTGTTAATAGGGTTACTACTCATCTTTTTAGGAGGAAGTACACCTTGTTTAATTGAATCAAAAAATCTTTGAATTGGTGATCTCCTAGGAGTAGGTCTCGGTGCAGGTTGATTCTTTGAATTAGATTTTACTTTTGGAGTTGGGGGACCCTGATATCCCTTAGTTTCATTACCAGGTGCAGTATATGATGGAGTTTGTGGTTTTAATCTATTGATATTTTCTATATAATAATCAAATTTCTTCTGCCTGTCTGCCATTCCTCTAACTTGAGATGGATGTGTTGCCGCAGGATAATTTACTGCTCTAGAGTGTTTAAATACATTACTCCAATCATCACCAACCATTGGTCTAACATCAGTTTTCCAATATTCTACAGCTACTCTAGCAGCAATATCAGGTCGCTCTGCAAGTTCTGGATTATTCTCTAAATCTATTCCAAGTTTTTTACCATATCTTCTATAGTTCGCTCTGCCAGTTATCTGAATATATCCCCTTCCCAGATACCTTTTACCATCACCAGGTTGTGTATTTCCAAGATCACTTCTTCCTTCATATCCTCTTTGTGTTTTTGTTGGACCCCAAATTTCTCTAACATGGCGGAAACTACCACTTTCATGTGCAACTTGAGATAAGAATGCTGCAAGTTCTGCATCTGAGAATCCTGCATCCATACCTGCTTTAATAATTGCAGGTTCTCCATATACTGCACCGCCACCTTGATAACCAGGAATCATTCCTCTATATGATGGGCGATTTGTTCCACCACCAGATTTATTGATTGCCATCATCGTGCCAAGACCAAACTTATTGACAGCACCCTTACTCATAACAAACTCACCAGGAGTCAGCATTGCAGGAATAATATCCTTATTAATTCTTGGTCCAGGAATTAATCCTCCAGAATTATAAGTAAAAGTACCAAGAGGTGATTCCTCTACAATAATAGGGAAAGTTTCATTTTTAGGGTTTTTCCCGTCTTTCCGACTTCCATCTAGATTATATCTACTATTAGGATTTAATGGAGTAGTAGATTGATTGGTGAAATTTAATGGAGTAGTAGATTGATTGGTGAAATTTAATGGAGTCGTAGATTGATTGATGGGATTTGTTGGAGTAGTAGGTTGATTGGTGGGATTTTTATTATTATTATTGGTGTTATTATTATTGGTGTTATTATTATTATTGGTGTTATTATTATTATTGGTGTTATTATTATTGGTGTTATTATTATTAAACCCTGAAACCCAATTATTAAATGCGCTTGCTGCTCCTGCAAGAAGAGGTATCCCAGCAGTAACTAATCCTGCTACAAGAGATTCTAATAAACCTCTCTTAACTTTTTCTCTAATATTAACAATAGTTTCATTTTCTGGTTTTTCTTTAGTTCCTTCTTCTACTTCACTTTCCCTAACCTTTGCCTCAAGAGCAGTTGTTAACCTCTTATCAATCTTCTTTCTAAATTCAAATCTTTGTTTTTCTATTTTATAAAGATTAAATAATGATTCTCTAGTCTCAATAACATTTTCTAAAATTAGATTAAAAGATTTAGTTAAACCAATCTCTTCTACATTACCAATAACTTTTCTAGAAAAGGATTTCTTACGTTTTTTACGTGGTTTCTTTTTTTTAGGTTCAGGTTCACTTCTTATTGATTCAAGAAGATTATCTAATTTACCTCCAAGTAAATCATTAGTCTCATCTTCCCATTCATCATCTGCTGGAGATTTTATTATATTTGTCCATGCAGGAATTGGTGCTTGCTTTTGCAGACCATACGTATCACTAATCTGGTCAGGATTTAAAACATTTTTAGTTCCAATTAGTCCAGATTTAGATTTTGATGGTGCTTTAGAATTTTGTATTGGTCCAATTGGCAAATCATATTGCTTTCCTAATACTTCTTTGCGTAATCTATCTTCTTCTCTTTCTTTTTGGTCCCTTTCTCTTTTTGAATCTGCTAAACGTTTTGCTTCTTGTTTTTTAAAATCTTCAAATCTTTTCTTATCTGCTGCAATCAATTCATCAATTGCATCCATAATTGAATCAGAAGTTTCCTCTAACTTCTCTTCAAATTTTTCCTCTTGCTCTTTGACAAATTCCTTCATATCGTCTTCAAACTTGTCTCCAGGTTTGTAGACACTTACACCGCCACCTACATTGCCTTGTGTCTCACTGATAAAAGAATCTGCCATTTCAGTAAGTTCACAAGTTCTACCTTGAAACAATAAAGAATCTAAATTTTGCTGTTCTTTTTCACTTAAACTATTGTAATACTTAGAAAGCAGGTTAATCTGTTGATCAGAAAGTTTAGAGGTTCTCTCCTTCCCAATCTTAAATTCATATGCCTTTCTTAATCCATCTTTCTTAGGTGCCATATATATTAACCTGTCTGTAATGAGTATCCCCAATGAGGTGTAGGTCCTGATGCAATAAATGTTTCACCAGGAATTTCAATTGGAACTGGTACGTATTGAATTTGACCTGTTCCCCCATAATTTGCGGCAATACCAGACGCAAATGCCATAACTAATTCTTCAGAAATATCTTCATCTTCTTCCGGAATCATACCTATCTCACTAAAATTATTTAGTGATGACTTGGGTTTAAATAAATTTTTATGAATTTCATAGAAATCAGGAATAGGAGGCAAAAAGTCCATAAAAGTCTCAACTGGACCTTTTGATTTTGTTGGTGTTGGTGCATTTAATCCACCATCGTTACCATATCCAGATGTTGCTGGAGTTACTTGTGGTGTTTCTTGTGGTTTAAGAAAATTAGGATCTTGATTGAAATTTAAATTTTTAAGAAAATCCGCATCTGGTCCTTTTGAAGTTACTGGTGGTTTTTCTTGTGGTTTTTGCTCATTAGCACTATTCAACCCAGGTAAAATCTTTTTATCCAATATACTATTGATTATATGTTGTCTATTAGAATATGGCATTGTTACATGACCAGGAAATTTATTAGGTTCAAAGAAATCAAGACTAGTGTGTGGTCCTGTCATGTTACCGGCACCAGGTGCAGGCGTTTCTCTCACATGATCCCACCCAACTGGTCCTAAATAATCACCAGATTTAACTGTCTGACCAGGTGTAACTTTTATAGTACCATTTGCAAAATGAGCATACATAGCATCGAATGATTTGCCTGTTCTAGGATCTATACTTCTAATTGTAACTACATTACCATAATTAGTTCCATATAATTTTCCAGTTTCTACTACTACTCCATCATATAAACTATAATTGGACTTATAATCACCAAAACTAAAATCAACTCCAGGTTCTTTAGACCTATCACGTCCTTGATCGCCATAAAAATTAATTGATCTATCACCTGTTGGAGTAGTCCCACTCCCCGTAGGATTAGGTTGTGTGGTAGTAGGAGGTCTAATAGAGATACTGTCAATATAATTACTCTGTTTTATTCTAGCAGATTTTAAATCTTTAGGTCTTTCCCAGTTCTTAGTCCACCAAAATGCTGCAGATTTTGCATCAGCAAAAGTTTCTTTTTGATAGGCACCAGGTTTAACATCAGAAAGATTTTGGGGTTCAGTTAATGCATAGTCAATTTGTCCTTTCCAATCTGTTTTCCAATTAGGTACAGCTTTTTTCATTGCAGTTGCTCTCACGCCATGCCACTGAAAAAGACCAAATGATGTTCCGCTATCTCCAACAGCATCAATATCAAAACTAGATTCACGATCAATATTAGCAAGTAATCCTAAAGTATGATTATGACTCAAACCTTTACTTCTAATATAATCATACATTTCACCTTGAATTCCTGTTAAATTCGCACGTTGATTTGATCTTAAATTTCTACTTTGCTGTTGATATGGAGCGGTTCCGGCAAGAAACTGGTTATTAAAAACAGAATTGTAACTACCCATCTTATCAGCACCAGTAATTTTATCTGCCAGTGAAGACAAACCAATTCCACCAACTATAGAAGCACCAAGCACCAAACCACCATACAATAATTTGCTGACCATAGTTGGTTCAGGAGCAAGTAACAACGGAGAAGCAATCTTTGCCATTGCCAATGCTGATGCTTTCGCTCCAACTATACCTGACCCTGTACCAGCAACTATCTGCTTAGTATCTTGACCTTCCATTGTCCTTCCAAAAATATCAAGACCAACTAATCCAAGCTGGGTTAATCTCATTCCTCCTTGTTGAACTGCACGATTTGTAGCAATATTTTTAAGTGTACTAAATAAACCTTTATCTACTTTTGGAAGAGACTTGGAATTAGGAAGACCACCCCCGCCTATTACATTATTAAAAATTTCTTTTATACTTCTTTGATTATTTTTAGAAAATGAAAAACTATTTGCAGGAACATTTACAGGTCCTATTCCCGGTGCAGCGGCAATTGGGCCAGGTAGTAGTGGTCTAAGAATAGGTCCAAGAATTCTAGGAATTTGTCTAATACCTGGTCCAAAAATTGGGGGGAATTGAGGAATTCCTCTAGGAGCATCAGATCCTTCACGTTTACGTTCAGGTCCAAAAATTGGGGGGAGTTGGAGTCCAGGAATTTTAATACCCTCACCTGCACCCTGTGTTTGAGGTGCTATTTTAGGTGCAGGTGCGTATTGTGTGATAGGTATTTTAAATTTACCTTTAAATAGCGATCCTTTAGAAAACTTAAAGCGAGGAACTTTTATCTTAGGAAATTTGAACTTCGGTGGGTCATCATCACCATCAATATTAATGACCGTTT